TTAGAAACCTTTCGGGTTAATCTTGATGTCGATCTGGTTCAGTTTGGCTATCTCAGACGATTTTTTAGAAATTTCTACCTTTAATTCATCAATCTTCATCATCCCATCGTAATCAATCGCCACGAAATCTCCTTGGCCAACTTTTGACTTGTGCACTATCGCTTGAATGTCAGAGACGGCGTCCATTACATCTCGGAGAAATTTAATCATGGATTGATCATCGAAATCAGATATTGACTTTGCCCGCTCTTTTCCTCGAATGCTTCCCTTAGTAATCAACTCGGATATTTCTCGAAGTCCTTGGGTCATGTCGGTGATATTGCCTTCACAGAACATCATGTGCTTGATGGCGTTGCGATTAATAGTATTAAGAATGATTTCAAGAGAGTCCTTATCATTCCAAGGATGCAATGACGAATAATCTCGATGCCGCCGTACAGCGGTTAGCATGCTTTGTATTTGATCTTCATCCGCCTTGTCGCAAAGTTCCCCAATGAAATAGCTAGGGTCAATGACTTGGCAGTAGGTTGGGACGGAGTGTTTTGATGACTTACAGAACCCGAAAATATAAAGAGTTGAGTAACGGTCTTTCAGGCTAACGCCAGCGTCGTTTTTTGTCTCGAAGGCTTTGATGGTCTTTTCGATCTTTGCCGGACTTGCATTCGACGTAACTTGAACGGCAATCTTTCTTTTGTCGTCCGCCAAGTCAATTGCTGGAAAATTAACCCTTAGCTGATTTTTGTTGTCTAACTCCCCGATACTGAGTGCGCGAAACATATGAATGGTTAATGCCTCAAGCATTCTCTCCATGTCATAGAAGCCAGCCTTTTGGCGCTGGGCAATGTAGGTTTGAAGCAGCGCGATATCTGCTTGCAGGTTTCTGATGAGTGCATCAATCACAATAAATTTTTTCCTGGTTTCTAATATTTTATTAGTGGACACGCACATTTGCCTAATTTAACTAGAGGAAGTGTGCACAGTTAACTAGTTGTTTTACTGAAATTAACAGTTTTTCATTAAACATACTATGAAATAAAACGCGCATGCATATTGACTTGAAAGCGCTGCGATAAACGATGATGTTCTTTTTTTGGGGGGCTACAGAGCAACTTTTGATTAAGCTGACGAGGGGAGAATACATAAAGGGGCTGATGCGTGTGAGAGCAATCAGCCCGATCGAATAGCAGCTAATTTTGATGATTTGCAGGGTGAGACAAACCGCCCACATTACCCAGCCTTAAACCCACCTTCATGTTCAACCCATTCCATCACCGCTGAACGAATCCAGCGCAGCGGTGATTTGCTGATAGGTTCGGGGAAACCGCGTTCTTTGCGCCACTGGATGATTGTGGTGCGTCCTTTCTGGAAGTAGTCGAGCACTTCTTTATGGCACATGATTGTGGCCGATGATTCAGGATACTTCTGAACGTCATAGACTGGGGCGGCTACGGCCTCCTGCTTTTTTGTCGCAAGAAAGCTTGGTGGGGTATAGCTAAAACTGAAGTTGGCATCGACGAAGTTCATTGCACAAAGTTCCTTTATTGGTTGATGTTGGCCGCTGGTCAGTTCGGCATGTCTGCTATTGGGTTACGCAGCTGTTTACGGTTGAAGAACCTTCTTAGCGTGTAGCTGCGGACAATTGAAACGATGGTAAAGAACGCGCCGATTAATAGATTGTCTGAAAGTGGCAGGTTCACCCCGAAGAACGGGAAGATGATCAGTTGGCTTAGTAGCGCGACCACGTAGCCAATGGCCACATTCAACACACTTTCAATCAGGCTTTGCTTCTTACTTTGCATTGCGTTCACTCCATGAATAGAGCGCATAAAACACCGCGCAGCCCAGGGCGTAGATGATGACATTCATTGTTGATTCCTCAGCGGAATTAAACGATTTCGGTTGATGGTGTGCCAACAAGTGGCATCACCTTTGAATAAACCGCCCTCACGTAACCTGGCGCAGCCTTGTGGAAGTTGCTCCCCACACTTACTGCACTTACCTAACTGCTTCTCGATGGTTGGGATCTCTGCATGTACCCGGTGAATGAGTGACTGTAGGGTTTCTACATCGGCAATCGGTTCATTGGGATAACCGAAGAACTGACTAATTTCAGTGAGCTTTTTCTGCTCCAACTCTGAAAGCGATACGCGAATATCTTGTTCGCCGCTGTTCTTGCGTTTATCTCTCAAGCGTTGGGCGCGTGCTGCAGCGAGTTTGCGTTTGCGTTCATCGCTCATGCGGCTTTGGCCTTACGTTTGTTTTTTGCTGCCTGCTTTTTAACGGGGGCAAGTAATTGTTCTGCCTTTGCTAGGCAGAATTCGAAACACTTACCGCCTTTAGCTCCGCCAAATGAAGCTGTATTACGGTAGGTTTCTACCGCGAAGTCAGCAGCCCGGCTGATATCCGAAACGTCATGGCCTTTGTCGGTCAGTATTTTAGAAATGTGTTTGTGAATAAATGCTTCCTGAGAGTTACGAAATACAACGGTACTCATTGCACAGAATCCTACGTTGGGTGGGTGAATACCCGCACTCAGTCTAAACGCTTGTTTTTGGTGGTCAGCCGCGTTTATACTGCGTGCGAGGCGAAAGTCTCATTGCACAAAGAACGCCCCTGTTGGTTTGGTCACCGATAGGGGTTTTCTCTTTCTAGGCTTGAAAAGCATGGACACGTTGGTTAAACGGCCCTTGTAGCTTTTCAAGATCATCAAATAGCTTCACGGCTTGTTGGTAAGACGCTTCATTTATTTGCATCTCCACGCCTTGGAAGTCTTCTGCACCTTCAATAATCGCTTCCGCACTGATACGAGCAGGATCGTCTTTAGGCAGATTCATTAACGACTTCTGAAGTTGATGGCAGCCAATATTGACTACCCTGATGGTGTTCAACAGCTGGTTTGCTTGTTCCAGGGATAGTGTTTTCATTTCAAAGTCTCATTGCATAAAGTTTTCAGTTACCCGATTGGTCAATTCGGGGAGGGGCGCGGCTGGTCAGGCCGCGACTCATTGCACAATTTAGCTGCCATTTTTTTAGCCACGTTAGGCTTCGTGGTACGATTGGAGTTTCTACGCAACCAATCGAATAACTATGTATAGATCAATAAGAAACAAGTTACGTTTCTTCAGACGACGTTATCCTTCTACATTTTTAGTCGTTACATATGGCGTTGGCTTCCTTGTCACTTTGAGTCGAGTATTAGCTGCTGAAGGTGATCTATTCATCATTGTTATACTGGCATTTATTGTTCTTGCCGCTATTCCGATAGGGTTCTCTGATTTCAAAACGGAAAGAGAGCATTACGTAAATCGGATACAGCAGGCTAAAGAGTATCGACGTTGCAAAAATCAAATCCGAAACTTGGAAGCCAAACAGTGTGAAAGCTAAGTTTTTACAGCTATCTGCTATGCCGAAAATCAACGAATGAATGGCAATAAATGGCAAAAAGAAATTTCTCATTTGATTCCTTTATCTTCGGCTAACTAGTCTCAAACACCGACAAAGTTTGGGTCTTTAGACTCTCTAGCTTTATCCAGCATTTTGTGCGCGAATAGTGCGGGCCTGCATTCTTTAATGGGAATTTCGCCTATATGGGTTCTCCCATCGATTACCTCTAGTAAGTCTCGCAATGCCAAAGCTAGATCTCGAACTTCAAAAGGTCTTGATTCATTACTCATCTTCTTCCCCAAAGTTAAGCGGCTGGTCAGGCCGAGGCTCGTTGCACACAAATCGTGCTTCGTATTTGTTTCGATAGATATAAATTACACAAATCGTGTTCATTGTGTCAAACACAAAATGTGTTTATTTTCAGAGTGGGTATAAAAAAACCGCCATGGAGGCGGTTTAGCAGAAAGTAATTTGGAGGGTTTAAATCAATCTGAGCCTTGCTTCAACAACAACGCCAATAATCTTACAGTTACCGTTAATTGGAATCATTTTGTAGTTTTCGTTCAACGGTTTTAGGTAGTCTTGACCACCATCGGTTACAAACTTCTTGAACGTTGCTTCGTTTACATCGGTTAACTTAGCGACGACAAGAGAGCCATTACAATGCTCTTTTTCCGTATCAACCAATACAAGCGTACCTTCAGGGACGCTGACGCCATTTAAGCTGGTCATTGAGTCACCTTGAACTCTCAGCCAGAAACTGCGTTTCGATGTCTTAACTGTCGCTTCATACCATTCATCGATCTCATCCAGCGAGTATGCCTCGCATGCTTCAGTCCATTGACCCGCTTGAACCGAGCTCAAAAGAGGGAATGATGTTTGAAATTTTGGTTGGATATCGATATGAGCTAGGTTTGGCAGCGATTCGATCTCTGCTGCATCGAATAGAATTTGATATGGCTTAATCTTTAATACAGACGCGATTATCTCAGCATCATCTAAGTTGATGCTTCTGGCGCCTGATTCGTAATTACCAATACGTGAAGCTCCCCAGCCGCATTTCTCAGCTAGGGCCTTTTGGCTAATGCCTTGGGCTTCTCGGAACTGCTTTAGACGCAATCCCACTTCTTGTTTCTTGTTCATATCCATAAATTAACACGCTCCGTGTGTGCTGTATGCACACTTTTTGTGTTTACTGGTAAACACGATTTGTGTATTCTGTCGTTGGAGGGCTACCAATGAACAATATTTCATTATTTCGCAGTCAAGCCGGAATCAGTCAATCGAAGTTAGGTGAGTTGGTTGGGGTTATCCCATCAACAATCGGAAACTACGAATCAGGGATTCGATCGGTAAATATCAATATGGGATGGAAGATTGTGAACGCCTTTTCTGCATTAGGCATTAAGTGCCAATTCACGGAAGTGTTTCCCAACCCTTCAGAACAGGAAGATACCAAGATTCAGCCTGACATAAGTGATTCACAACATTCTGTATGTATAACCAGTAAGGAAACAAAACTATGAATAACAGCTTTAAGAGCGTTATGCGTAACGCGATAGAAAGTTGGCGAGTCGAACTGAGCAAAGAGTGTATTGCTCATCGAGTGGCTGGCCATTACCACAAACTGGGGCTAGGGCACGAGGTGGATGCCCAGCGCAAGGAACTGCTCAAGGTGCCGGGCAAAGACGACAAAAACAACGCGCAAAACTTCTTCCGCTACGTGGAGCGCAGCAGCATCGAGGCTAAGGCTACCATGCTTGATTTGTTACCTGCGGTGCTTCTTGCGATGCCGGCACACCGTGCAACCGACATGTTGAACCAGGCATTTAACCCGCTGGGTTTTTCCATTACTCGCATTGGCGCCAGTGACACAACGGCCAACCGCGATAAGTTGCTGCATGATCACAACAAAGAAACATCAGAAGCTTTTCGTGCGGTGATTTCGCTGGGTGAGAACGCCACGATTGATCAACTGCGCAGCGCGTACCGGGAAGTTCAGGAAGCGAAAGATTCGCACACACCGATCATGAAATACCTTGAATCACTGATGGCCCAAAAGGCCGCGTAGCAGACAACTGCGTAGTGGCTGACCACCACGTGAGAACGCAGAACACGGAGAACTTTGTGCAATGAGCCTTTACATCATGTTTACGGGCGGGCTTCGCTTTTGGATTGCCGTTGGGCCAGAGGGCAAACGGGTGGTTTCGCGTGATGAAGCGGAATCCATTTTTCATCGGGTTCAGGCTGGGAGAATCGCGGTATGAGTATGTTGCTGACCGCGCAGGCGCTGAAAATCAAAGTGGGGAACGCGGCCAAAAAGTTTGTTCTGGTGAAGCTGGCAGACAACGCAAACGACGATGGTATTTGCTGGCCGTCGTATGAACACATTGCGGAAATGTGCGAAATGAGCCGCAGAACGGTTATCCGACACATCGCAGATCTGGAAGAAATGGGGTTGGTTTCGGTGCGCTCCCGCAAGGGTGCAAAGGGGAACGACAGCAATGTTTATCAGCTTCATTTAAGTGGTGTCAATTTGTCACTACCTAGTGACAAACAACGCACGGAGGTGGTGACACAGGATCACCCCCCTGGTGATCGTATGACACCCGAACCAATCACTGAACCTATCAAAGAACCAGTCATTAAAAACAATGGGGATTCTCACGCGCTTGAGGGCAGCTTGATTCTGGATGGAAGTTACCCCCAATCGCTGAATCTTGCCGCTTGGGCCGCATGGCTGGATTACCGCCGAAAAGTTTTAAAGAAACCGTACAAGTCTGAACGGGGAGAGCGGGTCGCGATTTTCAAGCTGATCAAAATCTCGCGTGGCGATTTGGTGGCGCAGCAGAAAATCGTTGATCAGTCCATCGACGAAGAGTGGCAAGGGCTGTTTGCGCTTAAGTCGCCAAATCAAGCTACCGCGAAACCGCCAGTAACGCACGTTGAAGAATTTTCCGAACACATGGATACCAGCCAGTTTGATGCGCCGAGCTGGGTAAGGGGAGGTGACCAATGAGTTTTATGCACCGTTTACAGCAGGCCATGCCTGCACACGTGGTTCCGTACACTCGTGAACAAATGGCTCGGATCCATGATCAGTCTGTTCAGCAGACGAGCCAGGAGATCTACGCACACCACCAGAGCTGTAAGGTTCAAGGAGTGCTGGGCCGCAGTGGCATCGGCAAAAAGCATCTCAAGTGCACGTTTGAGAACTACATCACCTCGCATCAGGGGCAGCGTCAGGCATTCAACGTGGCGCGCCGTATGGTGTCAGAATACTTCGATGGTAACCCAATGAACTTTGTCTTCTCCGGCTCTACCGGCACGGGCAAAAATCATCTGGCCTGTGCGATGGCGAACGCGTTGATGGCTCGCAAACAAAACGTTTTGGTGATCACCGTTGCTGAGCTGATGGTGAAGATTCGCGACAAGTACAACAAGCAATCGAACATCACGGAACTGCAGTTTCTCAAGTATCTCGCGGAGGTGGATTTCTTGGTTCTGGATGAAGTGGGTGTGCAGCGTATGAACGATCACGAGGCGATTATGCTCAACACCATTATCGATTCGCGCTACACGAACGAGAAACCAACGGGTGTCCTTTCCAATCTGAATACGAACGACCTCACTCAAGTCCTCGGCGCCCGGGTGATTGAGCGACTGCTTGAGAATGGCGAGTGGGTGAGCTTCACATGGGAAAGTTACCGCCGCCAGCTGCGCAGCGTGAAGGGGGCCGCATGACAGAAGCACCAAAGAAATATTCAGTGATTTATGCCGACCCGCCATGGGCGTTCAATTCCAAACGCACAGGCGGAAATATGAAAAGCGGCGCCGCGCAAATCTACGATTGCATGACGATTGAAGATCTCAAGGCGCTGCCAGTTAACGACCTCGCCGCGGACGATTGTTTGTTGGTGATGTGGTGGGTTGGGGCCATGCCTCAGGAAGCTATTGATCTGGTTCAGGCGTGGGGCTTCACGCTTCGCAACATGAACGGGTTTGTGTGGGAAAAACTCACCAAACACCACAACCCGTTCTTTGGTTTGGGGTACTACACCCGCGCAGGCTCGGAATCGGCGATCATCGCGACCAAAGGCAAATTTAAACCGGTATGCCGCAGCGTGCGTGCCGTTCGCCGCGCTCCGGTCGGCAGGCACAGCGAAAAGCCGGATGAGTTTCGTCAGGACATCGTAAAGCTGGCGGGCGATGTTCCTCGCTTAGAAATGTTTGCCAGAACAGCAACGGAAGGTTGGGATGTGTTTGGTAACGAAGTCAGTGATTCAATCGAACTAAGGGAGAGCGCGTGATGCGACCAGAAACGTTGTTGGCGAAATTCAGTTTAAAAGGGCTTAACTACGAACAAATGCACAACGGTGGCGGCAAAGGCTTGTTCTCTCTTGATGAACAGCTGGCCATGGTCGGCATCACCTGGAAGCAATCACCGGTTGGCTTTCTCGTGTTGTTTGTGGAAACACAGGGCTGTGCGTATTCGCGCAAGGCGCTGGAGAAGGCTGTGATGCTGGAGTGCATCGACAAAACCAATAACTGGCGAGGCCAAAAAAGCGAAGCGGCGCTGTATGCTTTGGTGAGTGCAGCCATTGAAGAAGCCACTCAGCCATTGGGCCGTATTTGCACCAGCTGCGGCGGTACCGGAGTATATAAAACGCCGCGCCGCCAAACCCGGAACTGTGTTCACTGTGAAGATGGCCGTGTGCCGTGGAACCAAGAAACCCGCTTCGCCATGATGTGTTCCACCCAGTTCGCCTGCACCTATTCCATGTTCAAACGCTACCACCCAGTTTTGGAAGAGGTGACCCGCTGGCTTTCAGACAAACGCAACGCCGCCATGCTGGCGTTGATGGAAAGGATTGAGAGGGAAGTGGCATAACATAGTGGTCTGCGTTTGTTGTTGAGCGCAGCTCCATTTTAGCAAAGTGTGATGAAAGTATAAAAAGCAAACACGTATAGAAACTAATTGCTTATATGACTACATTTATTGCCTAATTATAGTAACTTAAGGTTATTAGTACGTTGAGTTGTATAGGTCATAAAGGTTTGTCATGTCTAGTAAAATTGAGTCTCAGCTAAAATTTGTATTCGAACGATTAGGATACCATCCAGCTCGTAGAGCGATGAATTGTCAGTTTGGACGTAGCTTCCCCAAAGGAAAAAAGGAGATGTTTGCTGACATTGAATTATTAGCAACATCTGACAAAAGGCACGCAGATTTTATTGATAGTTGTGGTGAAAGTTGTATCCATTTAGGCACTCGTCATCTAGAGCTATTTGATGTCAAAGACCCGATAAGGAAAAAAGCACTCAATACGTTTTTTTCAGGTTTACAGCTAACAACAAACAAAGTGTTATCAAGTTCTTATCCATTTCCGATAACAAATCAAACTGTACTTGCTAGCATAAAAAAAAATGAAATACATGTTATGGATAGTGGTGTAATAACTGTAGATAGTAGCCACTATAAGTTTGTTGTATTTTCTACAGTTATTGAAAATGAAGTAGAAGAAGATGGAACCAAATACTTAAACAAAAATGGGCAGGATCTGGTTAAAAATAACCAAGCACATTTTTACTACGTAACCAGTGAGTATCGTCAATTATTCCATGTGCTTTACTGGGATGAACAGAAGGATACCGCGATATTATCAATTGATAAAAACTTGCTTTCTGTGCACAAAAGTCGAGATCAACTATTCTTAACTAGAACGTATGTAGATCAAAGTACTACCGGGGCGTTGGGGCATCCTCTAAATGTTTTTGATGCCATTGAACCGTTATACAATGAAGTTGATGGTCGAATCATTCGTTTGGGTCATGTTACATCGGATGGCAATCCTGTGAGGTTAAAGTTAACTCGTGGTCAAACCTGTTTAAAACAAGATAAATATCATGGCGCAGGGGAAACTAGAGGTCATGTGCATGCGAAGTTTTCTGTTGGTAAGAGTTGGTCGTTTGGAGTTGCAGATCAACGTTCAGTTATCGAAGTCGATCTTGCAGGCAAAGCGGCGATGTTAGATACTGCGCAACCTTTATCAGATTTCGAAGTGGCAAAATGCTCACGTATGAAAGACTTGAATTTTGCTATTAAAAAGGTTCGCCCTTACGCAAGTTAAGTGTTCACTTTTATTTAGGTAATTGATTTATAAGATATGGCTACAACTAGTTTGCGAGAAGCTAAAATGCGACTAATTGAACTGGGGAACCTTACAGGTTCTCCAGTTTTTGCTATGTCTAGAAAAATTGTTGAGTATTTAGAAGATCAACGCCATCAAGACAGATTGACGATTGGCGGTTTAAGGGCTGCTTTGTCCACTCCACGTGATGAGGATCGAGTGTTAGCGGAAGCCGCTTTTATACTCACTATTCATCCTTTTGAAGTCTTAGATGTCCAATATCGTTTATATGATGAATCGTTTTCTGAAGTTATTGAAATAATTAGTAAAAATGATTATGCACAAGCTTTAAGTGCCGGTGAATTTTATTATGAAGGTGAGTTGATAGACTCAGAGCATTTCCAATCACGAGTATTTCCTGTGTTTTTAAACCAGAAAGTAGATGCGAATCAAGATGTTATCAATATAGAGGTAACTTCGGGGTTATGAGCGGAAATGATCGAATTATAGAAACAGTATTAGACAATAGTATGCAAGTTATATTGTCTGAAAATCAAAATATTAGAGCTCTCCTTGAGCGACATTCGCCGTCATCTTACGAGCAATTTGTTAATCGAATCTACACAGATCTTGAGAACGTAATTTCTACTACAGAATCAGGAAAACAACATCATCAGACCAAAGGTGAAGACGAGCTTACAGATCACCTGCTATCGCAACTAGTGCATATCTATCCTTCAGCAAAGCATGACGTCCAGAAAGGTGGGCATTGTGATTTACATATTGAAGTTCGTTCACAAGATGATGTTATCTACACATGGGTTGGTGAAGCTAAGCTTTGGGATGGTTATGCGTATGGCCGTGGTGGATTATTTGGACAACTGTTAGGCAGTTACGCGTCTGGTGGTGTAAATGCAAATCATGGTGGAATGATTTTTTATGACTTGTCACCATCAGGACCAGAGTTTGTAATGGGGCAGTGGAAACAAGGTCTAGAAGCTGAAAATATTACAATTATCGATGAGAGAGTAGATAAGCTCCGTTTTTCTACGTCTCATCAACTGAATAATGGGAAGGGTCCTGAGTTTCATGTTAAGCACTTTGTTGTCGGTTTATATCATCAGCCAGCCCAAAATGTGTTAGCTAAGAAAGAAGCTAGAAAATCAGCTAAGAAAAAGACTTAATCAATATCTAGCGGGTGAGTGTTGACATTCACCCCTAAATGGAGCAGGATTACCACGATGCTAAGCCTCACCTAATCGGTGGGGCTTTTGCGTTTCTGGCAATTGCACAATTCTGGAATCCTATTTTTAAGCGCCTTTCGGGGCGCTTTTTTTATGCCTTGGAGGTGAGCGAGTGAGTAAGTTATCTGTCCGTGTTGTGGCGGCAATCTCCACGGCTGCACTCTCTATAGCAAGCGCCATGCTGATGGATTTAGAAGGTGTGCGTTACAAACCTTATTACGATGTGGCGGGTGTGCTGACCGTTTGTTACGGGCATACAGGCGACGACATCATCAAAGATAAAACCTATTCCGAAGCAGAGTGTCAGGCGCTGCTGGATAAAGACCTCAAGTACATTGCAGGGTTTATCGACCCACATATTCAAATCACGGTTTCCGTTACCCAAAGGGCGGCTTTGTATTCGTTTGCTTACAACACAGGAGCAGGGGCGTTTATCCGTTCTACCTTACTCAAGAAATTGAACTTCGGTGATCTTAACGGCGCTTGTAATGAAATGGCCCGTTGGGTTTTTGCTGGCGGCCAACCTTGGAAAGGTTTGATGAATAGGCGCGAAATAGAACAAGCCGTGTGCGGCTATGCGAGAACGGTATGAATGCCAAGTTAATCGGTGTTGTGTTGGTCGCGTTCCTGGTGGCGATGTTCTTTATTCAGAAATCCCGGATTAGCAGCTTAGAGCTGAAGCTGGATGAATCAACGAAGCTTGCTGAATCTCATGCTTCCACTATTGAAACCATGAAGCGAAATAACGCAGAAGTGGCTTTGATATCTGAAACCAAAACCAAGGAACTGAATGATGCGAAAGCACAAATTGAACGGCTTGAGCGTGATGTGGCTGCTGGTAATAGGCGGCTGCTCGTCAACGCCCGTTGTCCCCCAGTGTCCGCAAAGCCCGGCACCGCCAGCATGGATGATGAGCGAACCGCCCAACTTACCGCAAACGCTGAACGAGCTTATTTCCGTCTCCGAAACCAACACGAACTAGTCATTAAGCAGTTAACCGGCTTGCAAGAATATGTAAAAGCGCTGCCTGTTGAATGTGTCGCTCAACCACTCGTTACGGCGAGGTAACCAATGATGAATCAGGCTTCTATGGATAAATCAGTATCAGCTTCGAGCTATGTCGCGAGTGTGTCTACCGCGATTGGTGGCTATTTGTCGCTTTCTAATATTGCTTTGTTAATTGGTGTGCTTTCTACCGTCATTCTGTCTTTTATGCAGTGGCGAATGTACAAGCGGCGAACGGCACAAGATGCTGAATTCCACGCTGCTCGTATGGAAGCACTGAAAAACAACTCTCTTTGATCGGTTAGCCGATTACATGTCGAATATCGCCGGGCTTTAGTCCGGCTTTCTCTCACCACCAAAAGCAAAAAAGTATCTCTTATTAGAAGTCGTCGAGCTTCTGCAGGCTTCGGCCATTGTGTTACGTGCTTACGGTGGTGACCCTATTCAATAACCAACGGTTAGCGCTGGTGCCTCGCTGTTTTCTTTGTTAGCTATGACCATGGAGCTATCTGACCGATTGCTTACTCCTTCGTGTGAGCGCAAGTGAAAATTCAATAAGGCACAAGTCAGGTGGGGACACCTCTCATTAACGGCAACGTCAGCCTAAGGCGAACAAGCGACGTGACCACTCGGAGAGTCGGGACAACCAACGAGGTAATGATGAACAATGAGAAACGCCTCTGGAATCTGACAGAATTGGAATTGTTTGATTACCACAGGTCAACGATCCGAAAAAAATTGAAAGCGGCAGGTATCGAGCCTGTTGCCTTTAAAGGTTCAACGCCACTCTACGATGTGGTGCAGGTTGCGCCTTATCTTACGCAAGCACCAGTGAAAGAGAGTGATGCGCCTGATTTGATGGGGTTCAAAACGGCTGCTGAGTTTCGCGCTTACATTCAGGCGCAAGGCGAAAAGCTCAAGTTTATGAAAGACACTGAAGAGGTGGTCGATGTTACCGATTTTGAAAGTGAGCTGGGGCGCTGTATCACCGCCATTAAGGGTTTTAAAACAACGGCGATTACTCGTGTAGAAACAGCGGTTTCAACGATTACTCCGCAACAGCTTGAAGAGTTGGAACGGCTATTTAATTTTGATCTACAGGCGGTGACTGATGAGCTTGAACAAGTTTGATGACTGCTTAGGCGTTAAGTTTGCTGATGCGGCTTCTATCCGTAGAAAGCTGGCCTACCTTTGTCGTCCAGAAGATAAAACCCCAGTAGAAGCTGCCGATGATGAGTTGTGGATCTCTAACGGTACGGACGTTACCAAGTTTTTATCGTCTCAAGTGCCTTATATGCGAGAGCCAATGAACAGCTTGCCGCGTCGAATCTATGATGTTGTCGCGTTAATGGGGCCAGCTCGTAGCGGCAAAACAAAAGCATTGGTTGAAGGGTGGATTAACTACGCTCTCACCCAATCACCGGGTGATATGTTGCTGATCTACTCTACGAAGAAGAAAGCAGAAAGCATGGCGAAAAAAGACCTTGCACGTTGCTTTTCAGCGACAAAAGGGATCGCCAAGCTCAGAACCGGCAGAAAGTCAGACGATACGCTGACTTACAAACACTTCCTGAATGGAATGAATCTCAACTTGGATTCGGCTACCGAAACCAGTCTGTCGGCAGAAACTTATCGCTATGTCGCGTGTTCTGACTATGACCGTGATGATGATGGAATCGGGCAGGAAGGGGACAAGTTCTCCCTAATGCGAAAACGTGTTCAAAATGCAAAATCGTCAGGTATGGCGATGGCAGAAAGTTCTCCTGGTCGTTTAGTTCGAAACCCGTTACCAGAAGAAAAGTTAGGAGCGCACGAAGCGCAGCCATGTGGGGGAATCGCAGAAATCTACAACCAAGGTGACAGACGTCGATTTTATTGGTTGTGTGATGATTGTGAACACTGGTTTATGCCTGTGTTTGAGGTGCTGCATTGGGATGACTCGCTTGATAACGATATCGAGATTTCTAAAACGGCTCACGTCAAGTGTCCACGTTGCACACATATCATTGGCGAAAATCAGAAACAGGCCAAGAACTTGGAAGGTCGATGGTTCCGCGAGGGCGCAATTGATCAGTACGGTGAAGAAGTCGTCGATGAAAGCCAAATAAGGCAGTCGAAATGGGCAACCTTTTGGTTTGAAGGCGTGGCGGCAACGTATCAAAGTTGGGGTGAGTTAGTACGTCTCTATTTGGCGGCTCAACGACAGTTTGATACGACGGGTGATGAAAACAAGCTGATGTCGTTCTACAACGTGGATATTGGCAGACCGTACATTCTTCAAACTCGAAGCAACGACATTGGCGCCCATGAGCTGATGGAAAAAGCGGCGGATTATCCGCGTGGTGTTATTCCTGCAGATGGTCGTTTCCTCGTTATGAGCATCGACGTTCAGGGCGGCAGCAAAAATGCGCGCTTTGTTGTTCAGGCTCAGGTGTTTGGTGTTGGCCTGCAACGTTGGGTGATTGACCGCTTTGAAATTCTGACTAACCCAAACCGCAATAACGAACGTGTTAACCCGGCGGTGTATTCCGAAGACTGGGATTTGCTGATTGAGCAGGTGATCAAGAAAACGTATCCGCTGGCCGACGGTACCGGGCGCGTGATGAAACCGGTTCTTACCCTGTGTGACTCTGGCGGATCGAGTGGTGAAAAAGACGGTAAGAAAACCTCAGTCACAGACTTTGCTTACCAGTTCTACAACCGCTTAAAGCCAAAAGGTTTATCGCATTTGTTCCGTTTGGTGAAAGGGGCAAGCCGCGATATGGATTCGCTGGTGAAAGAAAGCCACCCTGACAAGCGAAGCAAATTGGCGCACGGTGAAATTCCTTTGTTACTTCTGCATACCAATCGGTTGAAAAACAGAGTGGCAGCGAGCTATTCCCGTTTGGAATTCGGCTCTCGGTACTTTCATTTGCCCAAATGGGCCAAGCGTGAGTGGTACGAAGAGCTGACCGCGGAGTACATCGACGACAAAGGCAACTGGGTTTGCCCGCCGAATACTTCTAACGAAACGCTCGATCTATGCAGTTATGCCGAAGCAGGCATGCACCAGTTAGGTGGCGACACGATTAACTGGGACAACCCGCCACTATGGGCGACGCACTGGCAGCTCAACAGCAATGTTGTTGATGCCGACGTCACGCCTGAGTTCGAGCGTAAACCTAAGCGACGATACAACCATTCAAAAGGCATTTTCGGATGACAGCATTACCCACCAATCGCGAGCGCCTTACCTGGTATATCGAGGCAGAGCAGAAGATCTTAAAGCAGCAGGAAGTGGTCACCGCCGAAGGTGAGCGTTTGACACTGGCGAGCCTTTCTACCGTTCGAGCGGAAATTCAACGCTTGAGCTCGTTGATTGCGTTGGAAGTAAATGGCGGGCGACGAAGAATGATTAGGAGAAACTACCTTGAATAGACGGTTAAACCTAGTCGACAGAGTCGTGGCAGTATTTAGCCCTGAAAAGGGATTGAAACGACTCTATGACCGATCACTTCTTAACAAATACACCGCAGCTCTTCCTCAAGATCCCAAAACGAAGCAAAAGCGTCAATTCTCTAAATCATCACCAAACGAGCTGAACAAAGGCGCGAAATCCATTTACGAACGTGCCCGACATGGTGATGAAAACAATCCGTTTGTGACGGCCATTCTCGACGAACTGTGCGCCAACGTTGTGGGGCCGAACGGGATTATGGTGGAGCCGCAGCCGCTCACTCATCAAGGTGAAGTCCACATTGAATTTGCGCAGGCCATCGCCAAGTGGTGGGAACTGCATTCGCTGGCGCAAAATATTGATAAGGAAACATCGCGTAGCGAAACCGAATGGTTGGCGTGCCGCACCTGGTTGCGTGATGGGGAAGTGTTCGGGCGTATGTATATGGGGAAGCATCCCGAGCTTATCTACCCATCAACAACCCCGTTTGCGATTCAGGCGTTTGAGCCGCAATACGTTCCCCGCCACATTACGGAACCTGAAGGCGGTTTGATGGAAGGCATTAAACGTAATGTTTTGGGGCAGGCAGTCAGCTATCTGATTCAGAAAGATGCAAATGGCTTTGCATTCACTGAGGTGGATGCCGAGTTTATTTGTCACCTCAAATTCACGCGCAGGCTGCATCAGAACCGCGGGGTTTCCATTCTTCATTCGGTGTTGGACCTTATCGGCCGTTTGGAAAGTTACGATCAGTCTGAAATGGTGAGTGCCGAAATCGCTTCCCGTTTTGCTTATTACATCAAGCGTGAAGTGAATGTGGGTGACAACGAGTTTGAACGCAGTGATGACATCTTTTTGGGGATGGGCAACTCATTTGAACTGGCACCCGGTGAAGATGCCGGTGTGGTGGAATCGAACCGTAAAGAGTCGATGAGTAATCCATTCCGCAGCTCACAGCAAAAACTGGTCAGCAGCGCCGTCGGGGTTAATAACTCATCGGTAACCCGTAACTATGATGGTGCGTATTCTTCGAATCGTCAGGAACTGGTGGACTCTTACGCCCGGTATCGAGTGTTGCAGCGCAAGTTTGTACTGAGCTGGACCCGTCCGCAGTATCGCCGTGCGTTGGCGATGGCGCTTATCAGCGGCGAGTTAAAGCTGCCGCCGGATGTCGACGCAAACAGCCTCTTTAACGCGATTTATCAGGCTCCGGTGATGCCCTGGATTGATCCGAAGAAAGAGATGGAAGGGATTGAGAAAGGGACTCGCCTGAGCTTGTTCTCACTCAGTCAGGCTCAGCGTGAGCGCAACATTAACCCGCTTTCTACCCGCAAAGAAATTCAGGCAGAGCGTAAGCAGCTTAATGACATGGGCATCGTCAGTACCGCTGACCCGGCTCACAACATTGCGTCTGCCGATACGATCACCACCAACAAAGACGGCGAGGGAACACTCGATGCCTAAACCAACTGATAAACGCTGGTACACGTTAACCAACGAAGCCGAAGACAAGCCAGCGCAACTCTACATTCACGGCATTATTGGTAGTTACGACATTGCTGCCCTTGATCTTGTCGCCGCGCTGCAGGCCATTGGGAATAAGGACATCAAAGTTCATATTCATACCCGCGGTGGCGGGGTGTACGAAGGCATTGCGATTCATAACACGCTGAAAGCTCATAAGGGCAAAACAACGGGTGTGGTGGATGGACTTGTGGCTTCTATCGGCACTTATGTTCTGAGTGCTTGTGATGTACGCCAAATGCCGGCCAATACCACGATGATGATTCACAACCCACAAATTGGTGCGTGGGGGGAAGACGAAGATTTAGAAGCCGCGCTGCAGCAGTGGAATAACTCGCGAGATCTCATCTCTCAGGAATACGTTGATCGCTCTGATGGCAAGAAAACGTTAGATGACTTTTTAGAAGCCATGAAGAAGGAAACGTGGTTCACCGCAGAAAAAGCCCTTGAGTGGGGGCTGGTTGATGAAGTGGTCGACCCTGTCGATCTCACCAACTGCTTCAGTGAAGAAGATATTCAGGAAATATCAAACTTCAAAAATGTCCCCGATTCACTGATCAACGGTTTGAATGTGAAGCCAGATAAAGACGGTGAAGACAAACAGCAACAGGCGGCAGACGCCGACCCTAATCATTTACAAAACCATTTAGACGAACAGGTAAGCGATATGCCGAAACCACTAACCCCTGAAGAACTGCAAAATGCAGTGAAAGCAGAAGCTAAACGCCAGCAGGACATTCGCGCTTTGTGCGCAAAGCATAACGTGGGCGACGAGCTGACGAACCAATTGCTTGGTGATACGGATTGTACCGTAGAACAAGCGTCCTCTAAGATTCTACAAAACATGGGTAACGAGAAAGAAAACCTGCGTAACCTATGCAAAAGCTTGAATCTGAGTGATGAGCTGACGAATCAGGTTCTGAGCAACCCGAACATTACCATTGAAACTGCCAGTGAGCAGCTGCTGAATGTGCTGGGCGATCAAAGCAGTGCGGGTACTAAAGCGAATCTTACGGCTACTCACCTGCGCTTGGGCAACGGTGACCACGTCAAAGATGAACTGCAGAATGCACTGAATGCCCGGGCAGGTGTTGGCGAGCTGGAAAAAGACAACAGCTTTGGCCATGAATCGTTACTGAACATGGCGCGTGCTGCATTGGGTGTGAACGCGGGATCTGCCATGAGCAAAAATGAGCTGGTCAACCGCGCGTTTAACTCGGGTGATTTCGGCGACATCATTACCGAGAGTATTCGCACCGTTATGCGCGATGAAGCCAAAGTGCGTGCGCCATTGTGGAAAGAACTGGCGAATACCGAAAACCTCAGTGATTTCCGTGAAACGGAATTAGTGATGGTGAATGACTCGCCGGACCTAATGTCGATTGGTGAAGATGGTGAATACAAAGCTGCAATCTTAAAAGGCAGCGGTGAGCGCATTCAGTTGGCGACCTTTGGCCGTGCGATTCAATTCACCCGTCAGGCCATCATCAATGACGAAATTGGTTTGATCGCCAAAGTGCCACGTAAGTTCATGCAGGCAGGTTACCGCCTGTCGGACAAGCTGATGTTTAACGCTATCCTGAGCGGCAAGATGGGCGATGGTAAAGATATCTTCTTAGCTCCCCCCAGCGCCGATAAGTGGGGCAACTTAAAAACAGGTGTTGCCGCGGGTGACTATCAGGCTTTGATCATGGCGTTGCACAAAATTTTCGCGACAGCCACCTCTGTTCCTTTTGATGGTTCAAAAGATGGCGGTGGTGATGCGTTGGACCTGCGTGGTGAATTCCTGATTGCCAGCCCCGATCATGCTTCTATGTTGGAAGCCGTGCTGAATACGGCATCTAAACCGGACAGCTTCAACCCTGCCTATAAGAAGTTCAACAAGGTAATTGAGACCGCCCGTGTTGCTGACATTAAAGGTGCAATTGGTTTAACGGCGAAAGATTTCGACACGGTGGTGATGGGCTTCCTTGATGGTCAGCAAGACCCGTGGTTAGAAACAGGCGACGGCTGGACAAGTGACGGTGCGAAGTTCCGCATTACTTACGACATTACGTCGAAAGTGTTGGATCGCCGTGGCATTGCGAAAGCGACATTTGCGTAACCTGGTATAGGTTACTTGGTTGACATGGGTGAGCAGATGCTCGCCCTTTTTTATGGTGAAAACTATGCGTTATAGCGATGGTAAAAAAATTGCGGTGGTCGCTCCTGCTGGCGGTTTGGTGAAAGATGTTCCTGCTCTGGTTGGTGCTTTGGTGGTCGTGCCCACTCAATCGGTAGAAGTTGGCGTGACGGTGACGTGTCATGTTGATGGCCATTTTGATGGGCCAATCAAAGAGGGCGATGCTCCGGCCTTCACTTGTGAAGCCGCTTACTATGAAGCGAATGAATTCACGAAAACGAAGCCAACTGCAGAAGGTGCTGTTGCACAAGCTGTTGGCGTATTCGTGGATGGCGGTGTGTTACTGCTTGGTGATGTGATCACCGAGTTCGTGCCTGCCCCTTAAGCATGAGTAGCTTATTTGAATCTGCCCGGGGGCTTCTTCGGGCATCTATCGCGGATTGCTTTGGCTATCCCATTTTGATAACCACTTTAGAAGGCGATCAGCGAGAGATAAACGGTTACATCAAACAAGCGAAGCGCGGTGAGCATGTGGTGCATCGGTTATTGACCAATGAATTGTTGCCACAAGAGTGCAGTACCACGTACGAAGGTAACGACTATATGTTGGTTTATGAGTTGCCCGTCACTGGGAATGGTACTGACAGCCAGATCACCCGTGAATACGTGATGATTCGAAAAGGTAATGGAGCGCGTGCAGATGGCTGGTCGGAGTATGCTAACCAATAACAACCGAATGCTGCTGGATACCGATTTTATTCGCAGATATGAAGCGTTTGAAAAAGAGGTTCCTAAGGCCGTACAGCGAGCGGCTACCTTAACCAACCGTTGGCTAAGGGCGGTGACGATGGCAGAGCTTGGTTATGAACTTCATATTGATAACAAGGCCCTGCAATCACGTTTTCGTACCTATAAGAACGGCAAGATTTCTAAGCTCTGGATAGGAGTGAACGAGATTGGAGTTCACCGCACAGGTAAACCTATTCAAAACAAGCTAGGTGTTCGGGTGGGCAGTGAGTTCTATGAAGGGGCGTTCATTTCACAGATGCGAAGTGATCAGCCTTTGGTGTTTCGCAGAACAGGCAAAGCGCGCAGCAGTATTGAAATGGTGACGGTGGACATTTCCGAAGACACCGAAAACATCATCAATAACTACCTGCCTGACATTAACCGCAAGTTTGAGGAGTTCTTCCATCGTGAGTTCAGAAACGTTCTTTCGCGCGCCGCATGAGTGGGTCGTTAAGGTCATCGAACACCTTGAGCAGGCGCTCAGTATCGAGATTGGTTCTACTTATGTGCGAAGCCCGCGCCCACTGGAAGATACGAGGATCAGCTATGTCGTTGGTGAAGTTGAACCGATAAATGAATATTCCAACGATGGCCGAAAAGCTCACGATATAGAGCTCCGTTTTCTGATTGAAGTGCCTACCAACAGAAGCGGATTTGATCTTGAGGCCTTGGATGCTTCAACACGTCTTGAGCGTGAGCTGCTTAAGCAGCGTTTCGGCGCTTATGAAGACGTGGAAGATGCTGAGATTGTGTCTAATCTTCCCAGCCGATTTGATCCTCAGATGGGCGTGTTATCCAGAACGCTCACCATGCGCCAACGTGTTCGCATGGGGCCAGTTGAAGAAACCTATTTGGACATTGACGGGACGGAACTGGATGGAATTACTCAAGCGAATGGCAGCACTGCAGAAGCAGGTTGAATGGTTGACTGAAGAGTTGGCAAGTACTAACCGCCGATTGGAGAACATCATTCGATTAGGAACGGTCGCACAGGCCAATGCTGATACTGTTGATGTTCAGACTGGAGCGAACCTGGCAAAAGGCGCTCCTTTTTTTGTACCTGCAGCAGGGCGGGTAAAACACTACCGCCGCCCTAGTGTGGGTGAGCAGTGCATTCTGATTAACCTAGGCAGTGGCGATAACCTGAATAATGCCGTGGCGTTGATGGGGCTGCGATCCAACCTGTATCCGTTCCCTACGCTGAAAGAAAACGAAGTGATGACCGATTACGGTGGCGGCATGAAAGAGGTTTATGACCTCGATGCTGGGACTATGACTTGTGACTACCCGGGCGGCATGTTCTTGAACGCTGACTTAACTCATATCGGTGATCAGGAACATACAGGTAATACCAATCGAACCGGCGACAGTATTTTCACGGGCAACTTCATTAATACGGGCATGTTCAACCATCAGGGTGCGTTTGCAGTTTCTGGTGGAGTTGGCGGTGGGGCTGCGACATTCGAAGGCGGCATGAATATTACAAACGGCGATGTGGTTGTGGATGGCTACAGTGTGAAACTTCACTTCCATTACGACGATGAGAACCGCCCAACCAGTCAGGCGATGATGTCATGATAGCGATTAACCAAGACACCGGACTTACGGTAACCGGCATTGATGCACTGACATGTCGAATTAAGCGAGTGTTAACCACTCAAGTGACTTCACGTATTAAGCGCAGAACTTTCGGTAATCGGGCTGTTGACCGTTTGGGAAAGAATCAAAGCCCTGCTGAAGCGATGATCATCCAAAACCTTTCCATTGAAGCACTCACCAATGAGCAAAATGGCCTGACAGGGCTTACCGTTAGCCAGTGTCAGGCCGTTGCCACGGCAACAGGTTTTGCCGTGGCTGTGGTCGGAAGTTGGCAAGGTGAGCAAGTAACCACGAGCGTACCTTTATGACGACTAAGCCTCAGGCATTTTTAGAGCCAGATTTTGAAACATTGCTCGCGGAGTACGTTGACTATGCCGTGACTTATTGCGCGGATAGCGACGAAGAGAAAGCTGAATATTTACAGGAAGCTCTCACCAATGACAGCGAGCTTTTAGCTCAGGTGCTTCAAGCTCTGATCTTGAAATACATTGCTGACACTCGTGAGAAAAACTACTGGGCGCTGCAGATGTTCCGCAAGTATGTCACTGAGTCTGACATGGTGGATTTGCTGGCACTGCAGTACAGCCTGAAACGTCAAACTCTAAAGGCAGCAGATACCTCGGTATTTCCGCCCAAAGCGGCGGTGATGGAATCCGATGAAGATTTGCTAAGACGTTTCGATTTGGCTGCGTATCAGTTTCACACCACGGGAACGCGCTTAGGCTATAAGTTCCATGCTTTGACTTTGGACGAGCGGCCGACGATCACGGTTGACTCGGAAGATGGCGCGGTCGTTGTCCGTTATACCTTCCCGGAAGACACGAAAACGGCTCTGGTTAAAGACGCAGCAGCACGCATGACCGCAGCGAATTCAGGCAAAGTGAGTGTTGCTATTCTCAGCCGTGAAAGTGAAGACGGTACACCGAGTTCCGAGTTAATTGCCCGGGCTCAGAAGTATTTAAACCGTGATGATATTGCTCAGGAGAGTGATGAAGTTACGGTGAAAGCGGCAACAATTAAGCCGTACGTGATTGAAGTCGACTTGTATACAGGCGCGAACCCAAACAACCATGTGACTGAAGCTGTTGCGGTTGCTGCGGGTGAGGGCTTTGCAGAGCGCAAGCACCGGTTTGAAGAAGTAATTGACCGCGAAGAAATCGGGCATGAGTTTTATGAACTAGGTGTTAAGCGCGTGAAGGTGTTGCAACCGGCTGAAGATGTCGTGTGCGCTTGGGATGAAGCGCCACACTGCGCGGAGGTGATTGTTAATGTCCGAGCTGAATAACGACTTTGTTAGTGCTCAGCCTGAAAGCCGAACCATTATTGAAGAAGCGTTGGAATATGCCTGGGATCAGGTTCTGGCGCAGCAAGCGAACCCTTACCCTGAATTGAAAAATCCCGAATTAACCCCTGACGAGTTTGTGGTGTTGCTTGCTGCAGAACGTGGTGTGGCTGACTGGCAACCCAATGATTCTAAAGTTCAGCAACGGCAAACAACGGTAGATGCATTTTCAATTCATAGTAAGGCTGGTACCCGATATGGGCTAAAAGGGGCATTGGAAGCTCTCGGTTTTACCTCTTCAGTCACTCGAGGTGAGTTGCCTTATTCGATAACAGTTGAAGGGCGATTAGGTGATCAGCCATTAACCGCTGAAACATCTAAGCGTATTAATGCTCGTGTTACCACCTATAAATCTGAAAGAGACACTGCCAAAACAACTCTTTCTAGATTGCACAGTGCAAAAAAATATCGAGGTTTGTTTTTACAAAGTACTCGAATGATTCGTGTGATCGCTGCTGAGCCCGTTCCCCCTCTATTCGCAATGGATAACAATCGAGCCGTTGCGCTTTATTCCGTGAAATCAGTGAGAATTAAACATGGCTGATGAAAATACAGATTTACGCTGTTACTTAACCAACGCTGGCATTGCGGCAGAAAACAATTCGATTCAACTTAACCGAAGTTTAAACGTCACTGAAATGGTGTTTGGTAGCGGAGTTCTGGCTGATGAGTCAGATCCGCGAGCGCAAACGGCAATGATCAGCGAAGAGTACGCAGTGCCGTGTGCAATGCTGTTTGATGAAGCAAATCCAACGTTACTCGTGTTCAAAAGTGATTTGCCTGCAGATGTGGGTGGTTTTCATATCAATGAAGTGGGTATCCGCTTAGAAGACGGCACTATTTATGGTTATGCCCGAGGTAAGGGAGACTATAAGCCCACATTAGAGCAAGGGGCTACAGATTCGGTGCGTTATGCAGTGGAGATGTATACGAATAATGCCGGTATCATTGAAACTAAAATAGACCTTTCAAGTGTGTATGCAGACTATGAAGATTTGACCAACCTTGAAACAAGTTTACGTCAAGAAATCAAAAATCTAGATTCTCAAAACGTAAAGTTAACAGGTAATCAGACTATTGTTGGCACTAAAACTTTTAGTAGTCCGGTTCCTGTGGCTACGCCAACAGCTAACGCTCATGCTACAACAAAGGCTTATGTTGATGGATTGGATTCATCCAATGTAAAGCTGACAGGTAGTCAAGCTATTTCAGGGATCAAAACGTTTAACAGTCCAGTTTCTGTAGCTACGCCAATAGAAAATACTCACGCTACTACAAAGGCTTATGTGGATGGGGCTATTGCTTCTAATACAGTTGATGCTCAGTTCCATCCGTATGACTCAACTCGCATCTACAAATGCGGTGAAATTTGTTACACCGTTTCGGATGGAAAAGTCAGCTATTGGGAATGGTACTCGAATGTAGAGTCGTTGGCGGGTAAAGATCCATTAGACTCATTAAACCGTCAGACTGGCTGGACTGATGAAACCAAACCGTTCTACTGGACACCGTTTAAGAAGTCTCGTTCAGGTTCAACCCAATGGCCGTGGATGAGTATGACTTTTCCAGAAGGGACTCTAAACGTTCTTGGTAACTCAGTTCCAATTGCTGTTTTTTGGCGACTTGCTGAAGCGCTACCCGAGTTTGTAGACGCTGACACAGGAATGATTGATTTCCCCGAAACGGGTGGTGAGTTTTTCCGTGTGCTTGACCAAGGACGTGGGATTGATAGCGGTCGAACTTTCACTAGTTATCAAGCTGATGAACTTAAGAGCCATGGTCACTCCGCTTCTGGTACTAGATATGAATACGGTGCTACTGGTGCAGGGCCAGGTAGAGATTTTACAAGTTCTACAGTAACCACAACGCTGACAGGTGGTTCAGAAACTCGCCCTCGCAACTTAGCCTTCCCAATTCTTGTTGAGGTATAGCCAATGAAATATTGGACGATTGATAAAGATACAAAAGAAGTGGTTGATTATGGTGATACCGACAAATGGAATATGCCTCGTGGCGTCTTGTTGGTTGAACCTTTGCCAGCAAAAAAAGGTTTCGCTGTTGTTGCTACCGCTGATTTGAAAGGTACAAAATACGTCTCCGACCACCGTGGCAAAGTCATTTACGACAAAGCCAAACCGACGGAATCAAAACAAGTGAAAGATTTGGGCGAGATTGAAGATGGATGGACGCTAACCAAACCACCACACCAATACGTCACTTGGAGCGATGAATTAGGTGATTGGCAAACCGATACCCAAGCCAAATACGAAGCCGAAGTTCAACAGGTAACCAACACTCGTGAAAGCCTCTATGTTCAGATCGTTGATCGCCTGAACAACGAAGCAAAAATGATTCGCCGCGTAGAAGGTGATGAGGTAAAGGCGGCTGAATATGAAGCGCAGGCAGATGCTGCTTACCTGAAAATCCGTGAAGATCACCCTTGGCCTGAAGCGCCTTCAACATAACGAACCCTCTTCCTGGTTAATTCAAAACCCTCAACCCCGCTTCGGCGGGGTTTTTTATTGGAGCTGATTCATGGCTACGAAAAAACAAGCCGTAAAGCAGGATTACCCCATTCTAAAACCGCTTCGTTTGAACGGACGATGGTGGACTCCTGAGCAAGACAAAACCATTTCTCTTCTGCCAAACCAAGCTTCCATGTTGTTGCTTAACGGCAAGATTGGGAAGCCAACGACCACGGCAGTAAGCATGACTACTGCCACTAAGAAAGAGGGCTAATAATGCTCGTCCCAATTGAAGATTTTGAACTCAATGGTGTAACCGTTGATACCATCGAGCCTTTGCCGAGTATGGGGCCGCTTGCGTCGCACGTGATTCATCTAACGGGTACCGCAACCAATAAGCACGCAGGTTTGCCATACAACGAACCCACACGCTTGTACAAAATTTCTGATGCAATGCTGATGCTGGATACAACCGGTGATCGTGCAGGTACGCTTCCTTACGTGGTTCGCTACCTAATGGAATTCGTGAAGTGCGTGGTTTATGTCACGGTAGTAGAAGAAGGGGCAGATGCCGCTGATACTGAAGCCAACGTGGTCGGTGGTACCGATGCAGCAACGGGCGCGGTCACCGGTTTACAAACTATCAAGGCTTGCCCTGAGACACCAACGATTGTAGCCGCTCCCGGCTTTAGCTCTAAACCCATTGGTCAGTCACTTTCGTTGATTGGCCGTGATATTCGTTGCCGCCCGGTTCTAGATGGTCCTAACACCAACGATATGGCAGCCGCTGAATTTGCTGGTGAGTTTGGCGCCGAAGGTACCGGAGAAGATAAGCTGGCAATCATCGATCCTTGGTTCCTGAAAACCTATGACGGTGTTCAGCTGCTAATGCCTGCGTCCATTGCTCTGGTCGCGGCTATGGCTTCGGTCGAAGGTTACGAAAGTCCTCAGAATATTGGTGTTTCCTGCGATGAAACTTCGCGCAACGTTTCCTATAAAATCAACGATTCCACTACTCAGGCCAACTTCCTGAACAAGCACGGGGTTGTCACCATTGCCCGTACTCGCATGGGTGGTTATTCGATCATCGGTAACCGTACCAACACCGGGCGATTCATTAGCCATGTCGGGCTTGAAGATTTGATGGCACGTAAACTGGAAGAAACCAGTCAGCCACTCATGGGCAAACAGCTCACTGAAGACTTTATGAACCAGGTGGTTGATCGCCTGAGCAACTGGGGACAAAACCTCGTCGCTCAGGGGGTGATCCCGGTGTTCAAAGCATTCCTGCACCCAAGTAAAAACAACCTTGAGAACTACACCTCTGGGCGTTGGTACCTGTGTGTGAACTACGGTCGCTATTCTCCTAACGAACACATGGTGTACGAAATGAGCGTAGACAACGGCTTGATTGAAGCGTGGCTAGAGGAGGTCGTCAATGGCTGATCGTATTCGCTTACGAATTGCGGCACTGGTTGAAGCGGTGCCGTTGATGAATGAAATCATCGACTTTACGCCGCCAGAAATTAACGGCAAGGTGGTTTCAAACGAAGGTGGCCTTGTCGGTTCTGAAGATGTGGTGGGCTTTGAAGCGTTAAAGTGGACGTTAAAAGTGCGAGGCAATCACCTGTTGCTGCAGAACGCGTTGGGTAAGTACTTTATGGACAACGCCCAAATTAACGTCACTGAGAACGGTAAGGATACATTAACCAATGCCTATGCAGAGGTGTATTCCTTGTACGGGCCGATCACCAGTATCAAGAAAGACCCGTTGAAGATGGGCGAGAAACCTTCGGTGACGATTGAGGGTACCTGTAAAGCCTACAAGCTGATTGATACCGGAGTCACCGTTCACGATATTAACACGGAAACGGGTAAAACCGTTGTTGGTGGTGTTGATCTCACTGGCCTGTAACTCTTTAAGTTAATTTTGCCCCTGACTGGAAACAGCAGGGGCTTTTTTGTGGAAGTAAGAAAATGAATCCAGTCAGCGTATTAAAATTCTTCAGCACCAACGCTAAGAAAAGCGAACAGTTGGAAGCGGAACTCGTTGAGCTGCGCCGTGAATTTAAACTCGTAACGACCGAAACCAGTGAAGAACAGCTCAAAATCATGCAGCGCAAGATTGATGCGATGGACAAGGAAGCCAATGAGCTGCGCACTGTAAAACTCAAAATCATTACCACTTCGGCGTTCAAAGCGTTGCCGCATATCAAACTTACCCAAATGACGGCTAAGCAAGAATTTGAGCAGCGTAAAGCGTTGATTCTGCATTGTGCAGAGATCACTGAAGAGAAGTTTAACACGCTGCATTCGCCAGATTTCTTAAAGCTGTATGAAGATATTTGCGACCTGATCTTAAAAGCCAGTGATGAGATTCAGGGCGAAAAACTCAGCGGCGATAAGTTTGAATTTGCCTTGCTGCATCCCTTCGAAAACGAAGCAGGCCAGATGTTTGAGCGCATTAAATTTCAGGTGCCGAAAGTGGCGCACTCTCAAGCCTTAGCCGACATCGAAGATGAAGAAGAACGTGAAGATTTCATGTTCCGCGTTGTCACTGGCTTAACGAAAGAAGATTTCAACTTCCTGTCTCTGAATGATTACCTGGCGCTAAAACCGCAGGTGGGCGCTTTTTTTCAACAATCGGCGGGATACTTTCGCCCAACGATGTTGAATCTCTAATCGATCTTATTCCCATGCACCGAAATACGTCTGAAGCAGAGCTCTTACGCTGGCGGCAGGATGTGGCGGTGCATCGTTATGAGTTGATTTTGTCAAAACTCGGAGCGCGTAATGGCAGATAAGATCAGCTTAGTTCTCGATACCACAGTGAAAGGTCTCGAAGACATTGTTTCTACGACTTCCGCAGCCGAGCGTTTAACCACTGCGATTGTGAAACAGCGCGGAGAGGTCATTTCTCTAAATTCTCAGCTCAAGAAAGTAGAGGGATACCAATCTGCGATTAAGCGCATGGAGAAGCTGCGCGAGCAGTCGAAAAATGCAGAGCAGAGTGTTGCAAACTTAGGGCAACAACTTGAAGCGAACAAGCAACAGGCGACCGCTTTAAAAGTCGCTTACAGCCAAACACAGTCTGAGATTAAAGGGCTGAACAATCAGCTGAAGAAGGCTTCTGGTGACGGTGCCGAACAACTGCAGCTTCAACTGCAAAAAGCCCGGTTGCGTCTTGATTCTCTGAATACTGAAATGCACCAAAGCAAGGTGCGCACGTCTGATCTTAACTCTGCCTATAAAAAGGCGAGCCAGCGAGTTACCGATCTCAGCGACAAGCAGACCAAACAGCGTGACAAGCTGCGGAGTCTTGCTTCAGAACTGAAAGAGTCTGGCGTTAACACTCGACGATTGAGTGATGAGCAGAAACGTTTAGAGAAGCAGTCGGAAAAAGCTACTGCAGCGATCGCTAAACAAAATGCGCGCATGAAAGAGATGCAGACGATTCAGTCCCGCATCGACTCACGTAACGCAAAGCTAAGCGAAATCGGCAGTCAGGCGACGTCGTTAGCCATTGCCTCGGCTCCAATGGTCGCTTCTGTCTGGACTGCGGTTAAGAATGAATCGTCCTTTGCTGACGTTAAAAAGGTAGTCGACATGTCGCCAGAGGAGGCGGCGCAGTTGCGTGAGTGGTCGTTAAAAACCCAGGCTTCTAAAGCGGGCGGTGGTCTTAACGCCAATGACATTAACGCCATGTTGGCAGCTGGCGGTCAAAGCGGTATTTCCGACCTGAACGAACTGAAGCGTTTTGTGTTGGATTCGGCCGAGATGGGCGTTGCTTTCGATATGGAGGCTGGCGCCGCTGGCGAAACATTAGCAACCTTCAAAGCGGCTTTGGGGTTAGATCATGAAGGCGCTGTGGGGCTTGCTGGCTTAGCTAACTATCTTTCGAACAACTCCAATGCAAAAGCGAAAGACATTGCGGGCGTTATGGCCCGGCAGGGCGCCAGTGCTCAGTTAGCGGGTTTTTCTACCAATGATGCAGCCGCTTTATCTGCTGCGATGTTGGCGACAGGTATAGGCGAAGAACGCTCAGCGACTGCGCTCAAAAACATCTCTGGTCGATTAACGCTTGGCGGTGCGGCAACAGGAGCACAAAAAGCCGCGCTGGGTTCAATCGGATTTGATGCTGAAAGCCTAGCTTCAGACATGCAATACAATGCGTCGGGCACCTTCTTAGACGTATTGGAAGCCATAAAGCAGGCTCCACTTGAAGAGCAGAGCGCCCTGATTACGCAGATTTTCGGTGAAGAGTCGAAAGGTGCAGTTGCATCACTGACGAAAAATACTCAACTGTTCCAAAAGACGTTGAAGTTGGCGAGTGAAGATCAGGCGGTTCATACCAAATCTCTGAAAGATGAGTTCGATAGCCGGGTATCCACAACGGAAAACGGGCTGCAGTTGTTCATGAATAAGCTGAACCGTCTGAGTGTCATCGTGGGAAATGCCTTATTACCTGCGCTGAACTGGGTGTTAGAGCCGCTAGGTAACTTGGTTTCGGGGATCGCCGATTTTGCCGAAGTAAACCAGAGTTTAACTGCTGCCGTTGGCGTAGGTATCGCAGGCTTTATTGCTCTGAAGGGAGCGATGCTCGCAGGTAAAGCGGCTTCACTGATTTTCGGCAACGCCTTGGATAAGGGCAAACTGTTCCGAACCAGTTTAAACCGCGAAACCAATGAAAGCGGCCGTGCTGCTCAATTCGCGACAAAACAATTTAGCCGGCTAAACGAAACACTTTGGAATTCAGGTCGCGGTGGTTCTGGCCGTGGTGGTCGAAGTGGCGGCAGTCGCGCTACCCGTAACCGAGCGCCAAGAACACGTTCACGTAACCCGTTAGCCCGGGCTTATAGCTTTGCTTCTTCGGCATTTACTCATAACCGCGGTGCGTTGCCACTGGCTTTAGGTGGTGGTGCTCTGGCGATGAGCCCCGCGATGGCAATGGCTCAGGATGCGTTAGATCTTGGCGGTGATCTTGCTGAAGGCATTGGTAAAGGCGGCTTGAATAAATTTATCCGCCCACTGTCGATGGCTATATCTGGCGTCAACATTGCGCAGGCCTTATCTGATGGCGATACCAAAGGCGCGATTACGGAAGGTGGCGGTTTACTGGGTGGAATGGGAGGGGCAAGCCTTGGTGCCATGTTAGGCACTGCCGTTCTACCTGGTATTGGCACTGTTATTGGTGGTTTAGCCGGTTCTCTTCTTGGTGACTTAGGCGGTGAAATGTTCGGTGGCTGGCTTGGCGACAAGTTGACGAACCCACCGGACAAGCTGATGGCATCCACCGAAGTGAAAGAGAAGATTGAAGAGCGAGAGAAAAAAGAGTCTGTTGCTCGTTCGCTTCCTCCTATTCAAATTTCCACTCCGATTTACCCAAGCGCAGGCATGGACGAAAAACAACTGGCTCAACTCGTCAACCAAGAAGTCACCCTGGCTCTTGAACGTGCATTCGGTATGTCTGGACTTGCGATCAACGATTCCCTTTCTGTTTCATCCATTGATAGAGGTTAAGTATGTATCACCTGGTGATTGGTGAATTTGTGTTTGCGGTGGGGGATAAAACCCCCATCAGCAAAATGGAGCGTGTTACTCAGGGCGCATACGCAGAAGTGGCGGTGATCAACGGCAGTAAGTCCGAATTTGTTGGGCAACCGTTCGATACCATCGACTTAACCATGGATTGGACCAAATACAGCGCTGCCGAAAAGGTGGATGACTTGCGCGCTTTGGTTCTCAAACCGCAACAGGTGAGTGACGGGCAGGGCTACAACTTAGGAAAGTGGACGATAAAGCAGATCAAAGAGGGTAAATCTGCTCTTGTTCACGATGGTCGTGCCATGGTGACTCAAGTTTCAATGCAATTAGTGAGGTTTCAATAGTGCGAGTAAATGCGAAGGCCGGTGATCTGGTTGTCGATTTGCTGTTTAAACACACCAAACAAGATGACGACCAGATAGAAGCCGAATTCTACAACTTAAACCCTCATGTACGCGGAGCCGTTTTCTCAGAAGACTGCTCCGTTTTCATTCCAGAACGCACCACAAACCAAACGGTACGAAACGTAGTAAGGAGTTGGAGCTAATGCAATTAAGAATTGAAGGCAAAAACGCTGCAATGATGATGGAGTTGCTGAAGAACTGGCAACTGACCGACGGCAACGGCATCGAGAACGATAGCCTTTCTATGACTCTGTTCTCTGAGAATGTGGAGGGCATTCCCGCCAAAGGTGAAAAATACCAGGTCTATATTGGCAATACTTATCGCGACGAGTTTCAGATCTCCAAGCGTTCAATCAGCCTGCGTCCGAGTGAAGTACGTTTGGTGTTGTGTGTCGCGCCATTCAACATACTGGATTCAACCGGATACCGCGAACGCAAATCATCCAGTTGGGACAATGCTACGATTAGCCAAATTGTCTCGGATTGCGTTGCCCCTCACGGGTTTACTGTTTTTGTCCATCCTGAATTACAAAATATTCAGATCGAGCATATCGACCGCACGGAGGAAAGTACCGCTGCCTTCATCTACCGTTTGGCCAAAATGTACGATGCGGTAGCAAAGATTGTGGATGGTACGTATGTGATAGCACCTAAAGGAAAGGCAAAGAGTGCCACGGGGAAAGAGATAGAAACCATTACGCTGTCACTTTCTGGTAACCAAGCGAATGATATTACCAATGTCGAGATTGACCTCGATGGCCGTGACGATTTCTTAGGTGTGAAGGGCTATTACCTTTCCACCGATTCGGGTGAGCGTGTTGCCGTAGTGGTTGGGAGTTCACCATGCAAAGTGATTCGCAATGAATTCAGCACGCAACCCGAAGCTGAGCAGGCTTGTTCTACAGAGTTACGACGCATTCAGCGTGAAGGGCAACGAGTGACCATTTCCGCGCTGCCCAATGAAAAGGCCTTCGCGGAAGGCTTGGTGGTGATTGATAACACGTTTCCAAGTGCGTTTCGTGGCACCAGTTCCATTGATTCGGTGTGCTTTTCTGGCCGTGGCCGCCAGGCAATCAACATGACCATTCAGGCAACGTTGACGGGGGAATAATGGGTATTCGTTTAAATCCTAATGCAATGGTGACTTCAACGGTCCGTTGTAAGATTTCAGATGCACAAATCAGAAAGCATATGCGCGATCCCCGCGTTCGCCAGCTTAAAGATGACCGCTATAAATTGTACTTTCGTTTCAGTAAGGACCGTAACAAAGGTTCCTGGGTATATATGGAATATCGAGACGGAAAACAAAGAGCTCATACCTTGGGGCGTTACCCGAACTTATCTGCGACCTATGTGTTTGATGTTTTACACGTCTATGTGGCTGACTTAGCGACAGGAAAGCGTTCGGTTATGAATGAATTTCAAACCGTTGATGAATTGCTGTGCTGGTACTTGAAGGCAGAAACAACCGATAAGTTCTTATCTCGTAACCGATTAGTCGCTATCAAATCCATGTGTGATAAGCATTTAATTCCCAATCTACACGGCGTGAAAATTTCAGAGCTTGATCATCGAATTGTTGAAAAGCGTTTAATGAAAGTGTTGAGACAAGAGCACTACTCTCCGAGCTATTTGCGTGCACTATTTCAAACACTGAAAGTGGCATTCAACAAAGCGAAAAAGCTGCGGTTCTTAGGTGCTAACCCGCTCAGTGATATGAAATTTACCGATTTTGTGAAAGCTAAAATTGATGTGAAAGGCTGCAAACTTCGACCAGGTGACACGCCGGAGCTGGTTGAATCTTTGTGTTCAGCCCAACCTTTTACAAGAATGCTAAGTTTGATGATGCTTGCGCACGGTACTCGAATTGGTGAAACACGCCAAGCGAAGTGGCGGCACATATGTTTTAAGACAAAGCGCTGGACCATTCCGAAACGTTACACAAAAACCAAGCGAGAAATGGTTTATCCGCTAACTGATGAGATGGTTGAGCTTCTATCTGCGTTTAAAGAGTGGCAACTGGCGAACTACTACAAAGGAAACAATGTATTCCCTCTGAACAAACGAGATAAGCAGCCCATTCATGCCGCCCGAGCCAGCGAAATGATTCGTGAAGTGAGCAAAGGTGAGTGGTCTGCACATGATTTGCGGAAGATAGCGAGAACTATCTGGGCAGATCTTGGTATTGACTATCTCGTTGCAGAAACGCTACTCAACCATGCGAAGGGCAAATTAGATCAAGCCTATATTCATACCCACATCGAGTTACAGAAGTCAGAAGCCTTGAATACCTACCATTTGTGGCTAAAAAAGTGCTGGCGAACCTGTTTTAGTTCTCTGTTTCAATAACTTTTTACAACCAAAATGATCAATCAGATCAAACAGTAATCTATTTCTAATTCTGAATAACAGGGGATAAGCCTGACATGACGTTTTTATGCCAAAACGAGCCAATAAACGAGGCTCTTATAACTGCTGCGCGTATCGCACCACATCAAGTGGCATTGGTGAAACCAAGCAAAACTCAGCTGAGAGTTCTTAACTCGATCAAAGGCGGGGAGAAAGTGACAGCGGCACAAATTGCACACCGTTGTGATTTGTCTGAGAGTTGGGCGAGTACGTTATTAAAACGACTTTATGAAAAGCACTACCTCCAGAGAACTGGAGGAGTGCGTCAATGTGGAGGTGTTGAATTTTTTTATAGATTGGTAAGTTGATATAAACTATTGTATTTAAATGTGTTGTTGTATCTTTTAAACAACAATAGGTAGTGTGGGAGAACAGACTTTGCTTTCATCGGTTAACCAAGCAATAGATAAAGCAGGAAACTTTAGCTATTTTGTACTTTTGTCTACATTGGTAATGTTTTTAGATAGTTGTCTAATATATTCAGAGGGAATACCAATCGAAGAACTGAGTTGGAGCTATGCTCATTCCAACTTGTCATTTGGAAAAATATTGCTGTTTTTATGCCTTTTTAGCTTGTTTATGGCTTTAGTTGTTCCCTTCCTCAAGTCAATTATCAGTGCATTTGCAATAGCTCTTCCTACTATTGAAATATTTCAGGCATATCCACCTGAAATAAGGAGCAGCTTGCGTAGGGAAGCATACTCAGGGGACTATGTATCGATGTCCAAAATGCAATCTTTTGCAATAATAAACAACAATAATGTTGCTCAAAGTGTAGTTAATGAAAAGCGACAAGAGATGAAAGCTCAGATCGATCTGGAAAAATACTGCTTTGGATTCCTTGTCGCTACCGTGCTAAGTCTACTTGTAGGTTTTAGTGATGCTACTTCATTAGCAGTTAAGATGTTTACTTTCGCTTCTGACCCAGATCTGTTTTCATTTGATGTTGTAAAAGTACTTCTTTTGGTTTTTGTATATATTTCAATGATATATATAGGAGTTATTAAGGGGTGTTGTTTTCAATTGTCAGAAATGTGGAATGATAGAATTTATTTTCCTGGCAATGATATTAATAAAGATAAGTAATTATTTGTTGTGAAAATGAATACAAAACGGAATTAATGTAATGTATCGTGATTTTAATGCTGTTTGTGAATATCGCTCTGAAGTGCCAGGAATATCGGGACATGCAGTGCCGTCAAATGACCCTTCAATAACCCATGTCATTAATGCATTGACCAATCTTTCTAAAGAGCTTGAAAACCGATTCCAGAATCATAGAGGGATCAAATACAAATTCGTACCGTCGAAAGGGGCCTCAGTTTTTCCTTTCGTGCCTTATGTTGCGATACTGCCACCTGGCCAAAGTGTGTCAGATGGAATATACGTCGTTATTTGTTTTGATAAGCTGGGGCGGGGGGCATTAGTCGGCTGCGGTGAATCTAAAACTAATACTCAGGGTTTAAAAACAGTAACTAGAACAATCAAAGGTAAGAGCTTAAGAATCGATGTAAATGGACCTAAGCCTAACACCCACTACAATGATGTTTTTGCACAGCCTCGAGAGTTTTATTCACCACTTAAAACTGATAGTGAGCTTGTCTCTCATATCGAAGATTCTTTAGATAGAGCCTTGGTGGAGCTAAAGCTCGTTGATAAAAAAGAAGTGGGCGAGATTATTCAGAATGAGTTTGATGAAGACCTCCGTTTTGACCCCAAGAACATCGAGGATGCCAGGAAGAAAACGCTTAGGGAGATAGTTGCTCGACAAGGTCAGCGCGCGTTTAGAGAAAATCTCATAGCAGAATATGGTCGTTGCGTTATTACTGGATGTTCTGTAATCAGTGTTTTAGAAGCGGCACATATAGTTCCATACCAAGGTGAAAGTACTAACGTTGTGGAAAATGGTTTATTACTAAGGGCAGACATACATACGCTATTTGATTTAGGTTTAATCTCTATTTCACCTCAAGAGCATAAAGTTCAAGTTTCGGAAAGGTTAGTTGGCACTGAGTATGACATTTACCAAGGTAAGAGTTTAGACATCAAGAGAGTAAGTGATGAAGCTTTAGAATTTCACATGTCGACATTGTATGTGAGGTAGGAAATTAATCTGGGTTGAAAAAATTCAACCCAGATGTGACCTGACAGGCGCCGGGTTACAAAGATAGTAGCTGTCAAGTAAGGTCTGGATTAGTACGTATTAGTCAAACTTGTCTTTCTCTTGCTTTAAGGCATTATCAAGATCTTCATGAGTGATCACTCGCTTCTCTAGCTTTTCCTTAGTTTTGTTCCCTAGCTCTGTTAGTTTGTCCCTGTTTTCCTGCGTTTGTCTGAGGCCGTTAGCGCGAAGTCTGTTATTCAATTCGTACTCTTCCCCAAAGTTCACATGCTTTTTGTCTTTCATTTTTGTTTCCTAGCCGTTGATTAAAATTTAAGAATAGACCAAAAGTTTTGTATCAAAGTATTTGCCGTTGATATCTCAAGGGAAAAGGTTCTTCTATGCCACGAGTATGAGTAAACGAGGCCACCCCGCGTGAAATGAAAATTTTTCGGTGCTCTAAGGCACCACCACTAAAGTCTCCCTGATTTTTAAATACCTTTCGTTTATCCTAAGCGTGATGCGTAACGGAGGTGCATAATCATGTCAGATGCCAAATGGGAAACATATGAAGAAGTTGCTCAGTATTTAATTAACCATTTTGCTGAGAAATTTGATTTAGCTGGCGTTGAAGGTAAACAGAAAGTACCAGGTGAGAGCGGGGCTCGCTGGGAGATTGATGCAAAAGGTGTCCGCAAAGGAGATGAGTCTATAGTGTTAGTTGAGTGCAAGCGCTATACGAAGTCGAAAGTGACTCAAGAAATCGTAGCAGGCCTCGCTTACCGTATTAAAGACACAAATGCGAGTGGGGGAATTATTGTGTCTCCATTAGGGATTCAGAAGGGAGCCGATTTGATAGCCAATCATGAAGGAATTATTAGCGTGAAGTTGAATGCAGATTCGACAACTCAAGAGTATATTTTGGGTTTCTTGAATAACATTTTCGTTGGGTTACATGATAGTTTTTCAGTAAACGTTAAAGATTCTTTTAGTATTAAAATTGAACGTGCAGATGGCAGTGTTGAAAAATTTGAATGTTAATAAAAAAAGATAACCCAAGTTGACATTTAATTTAACTTGGGCTTCTTTTACCATTCTAATTATTTTCTAGGGAGGATTCCAACACTTGTATATCCATCTATCGATGTAAGGTATTTACCACTATTATAAGTCGTTCACTGAAAAATGGTCAGCTGGTTCTTTACGATTAGGTAAATCAAGATCAATTAGTGCCTTCTTTTTATCTAACAAATATTTACTGAATTGCTCTTCAAAATCTTTACCAAATTTTGAACCATTTTTAATGTGGTAGCTGTATAGGCGTCCAACTTTGTCGAAGTTGCTAGTATTTATTGCTTGAATATCTTTAATTATTAAATCGAGGTTTGTCACCAACTCGTCATCTTTACTATTTCTATCATCACTAGCCAAAACGCCTTTAATCATTGAAAGCCTGATAGCGTACTGTTCGTAAGCCTGAGACTGTATGTAACTACGTTCTAAAGCAGGTTCAACTTTTTGAGCTAGCTCTTGCATTTCTTTGACTTTCTTGGAAACGTCCAATTTATGGTTCATAGCAATCGCAGACATGCGTTTTTTTTCATCAGGCCAGTTTAATACATTAGCTTCTTTTAATTTTGCTATTCTATCTTCGTCAGACTCTGCCTTATATTCGTTAACATTCCTCAACCCTTTGTAGTAATTTCGTAAGCTTTGATGTTTTATTTTATATTTTCTAGGTTCGAAGATTCCCTCATCAAGATACTGAAGTGCTATTTGAAAGAATGGCAGTATAACTAAGTAACCTACAGTAAGAGCTAAAGGTGAAAATAGGTCATCTGTGACGACAGGTTGCCAGTTTCGAATGATTTCAAGTTTCTCTGGTACAGAGCTAAATAAGAATATTGCTAGTCCCTTTATGTTTAGAATGGACCAGGACAA